CGCCAAAATATCGATCCGACATGTGATGGACGCCGGATCATCCACGGACACGATGGCGCACCAAAAAACGTAGCAGACGCGTATACCCAGCACTCAAAAGCGTAATCTGCCGTCATGCTGCACTCTGCCCCGGCCGGCACGCTGATGATAATGTTGTCAACTGCGTTGGCGTACAAACTTCCGGCGCCGAACTTCGCCAGCGGATTCCCGCCTGTCAATGTCCCAACCGTCCGCGTAGCGTTCTTTCCGTAAATGGAACTGTCCGTGTACGTCCCGCCCTCGTTCGCGTCGAAGTGGTACAGGCGCAGTATCTCTGCTCCACATCCAACCTTGGATTCCGCCTCGCCTGGAATCGGGATGACAGGGGTCAGGTTCATGTGTTGTTAGGCCCCTCGTAGGCCGCCCGCATTGCGGGCGTCCACGCATAGCCCGCGTCTGCGATGGCCACGCCCAGCGCATCCAGGCGTTGTTGCAGAGGGTGCGTGCCGTCGTGTTCATCCATCACTACAGCCCACTTGAACCCCGCTGCCGGCTTCGGCAGCAGTACGCCGTCGCGCGCCTCGGCCAGCAGCCCGAGCAGTTCGGCCGCCACCAATGTCATGTCGTCGAGCGCTCGCCTGGCGCACTCGTCCATGCGCTCGTCGCCGCAGTAGTCGTCCGGGTCAAACGCCAAATGGAGTTTGGTCACTGCGTTGCGCGCCGCACTCAGGTAGCGGTCGGCCTTGTTCAGTTCGGTTTCCAGCGCGTCAGTTCCTTTCAAGCCACCAAATCAGCGCCGGCATCAGCACGAAGCCCAGCAGCGCAAGAAGGTCCGTTTCCATGTGTCAAGTCCTGCTTGTTGGTTCGCTTCGGATACAGGGGCCTAACTGTCGGTTCAAGCGGAGAGCCAACGGCTATCCGCACCTGTGCGCTTCGTCGGCAGCGTCACGGCCGTTGTCTCCCGCTTAACCTAGCGTTGGCGCTCGCGGTATCAAAAATATCGGCCAAGCTGCACGCCTACGCAAAATTCTTGCTTACGGTACAGAAAATCTTGCCAAGTGCTGCGTTGTACTCGCCGTCGATAAGGTCCACCGCGTTAGCCGTCGCGGTCAATGACGGCACCCCACCCACGAACGCGAACGATCCTCCGTAGCTCGTGATCGTCCTTCCTCCGGTCGCGTCCTGCTTGATGTACCACCGATAGCGCGTCCCGCTGACGAGGTTCGTCGGGTTCGCCATGGTGCGGCCGGCTGCGGTCAGGGTCACGTAGAACGAATTCCCGAGGCTCGCATCGGTGTTGATGGTGGCCGCATCCGTCAACTGGACCGGCGTAACGCTCACCGCCTTCGTGAAGGTGTTAGGAGCCGTGAGTGATGCGTAACCCAAGGACGTGCCGGCGTTACGGTCGCCGATGACAAGCCACTCGTCAACGCCGAGATACGTGATCGCGTTCAGCGCCCCCTGGCCCCTGGTGGCCAGGAGGTTGTCACTCGACCAGAGCTTCACACCGCCAGCCGCCGAGAGCGTCACCCGCCCGGCACCCTTTTGCATCAGCCACAGCGGTTCGCCGGCATTGAACTTTGCGGTTGCGTTCGTCGGGACTGTCACCGTCACGGCGTTTGAACTCGTGAACACAAGAAGACGCCCTGCATCTTCGGCAACCAGCGTGTATGAATCGCCGGCGATCGACTTGATCGGAAGCGTTCCTGCCGGAACGAATTCCACCGCTGTTTCGCTCGGTGCGACGCGCAGCATCTTGTATGCCGAGCCGTAGAACGTGGGTGGGAAGTTTGGAAGTGAAAGCAGGCCCTTTCCGGTGCCAAGCGCATCCAGTTCCTGTTGAACACGGTAGAAGCCAGATTCGACGGACGCGAGTTGCAGTCTGATGGAATCAGGCAGCGCGATAGCCCCGATCGGTACGTCGAACGTGTTCGGGTAGAAGCGATTTTGATTGCTCACCTTGATATCTTCCTTGGCGTATACAACGGGGCCACCGCGTAGACGCTGTGCGGCAGTTCGTTGTCTGCGTTGCTTCCAACGATCACTTCAATGCTGTTGCCGATGCCTTCGGTCGGTACTATCTTGCGGGCCTTGTCACCGGTGCCCCAATACGACTCGCCCCAGCTCGTCATACCCCAAACCATGCCAAGGCCAGGCTGCGACAGGTCGATCTGCACGCTAGGCCCTGCATCGTCGTAGAACTCGGCTGCCGTTTGCAGCACGGTGGCGCTTTTCGCAGTCACCTCGATCTGTGTCTGCCGATATGCCTTCTCGATCATAGGCATACGCTGAGACAGTGGATGCAGCTTCAGGAATGAGACGATCGGCCGGCCGGCGAACGATCGCCCGACATCTGCCTCGTACACCCATCCGTCAAGTCCTCCGTAGAAGACGCGCGGCTCGCCATTGATCTCTGCCTGCTCTGCGATGACAACCTTGACGCCATAGTCGATGATCGACCACCAAAAGCTCTTGACGCCGATCGGCAAGCCTGAAATGCACGAGCCGTCATCGCAGAAGACCCTGTACTTGAATGCCTTGGGGGCGTACACGGCACATGGCGAATTCCTGCCGCGCGCGATCGGCTGGATCGACATTGACATGGTGTCCCAGGCGAAGTTTCCGAAATCCCGCGTGTACGGATACCTCACTACGCCGGGAGAATCGAGAGCAACCACGCCGCCGATGTCGGCCACCGTGTCGGCTTGAGCGCCGCTCACATGGCTTAGCGGCTGCAGGTTCCAGTTCTGCGTGCTGTCACCGTACAAGACGTGCAGGGAATTCCTGCACGCGATGAACAGTGCTGCAGCAGAAACCGATCCGCCGACGGATTGCAGACATGTGATCTGATCCCCAACCCCAAGCTCTCCGGCGCCCATGAGTGCCGACCACTGATATGGGAACCCAACTGCGCTATGCTGCACCGAACCACGATAGGCGAAGAACACGTAGTTCTTGTGGCACTCCACCGCCACGGCCCTGATAGCGCCCATGCCGGTATTGAGCGGAACGAGGATATCGTCCCCGAACTCGAATTCTCGGTTCACGCCATCGCAGCCGTAAAGCCTCTGTGTCTGGATCGCTGCCGTGAAGTTATGCGCACGCCACCTCACTCGACCGCCTGCAAGCAACGTGATCTGCGTCTGGATCCCGCTCGCCGTCGCGGCGCCGCCGCCGGCAATTGCCGCCGCCGCGAAGTTGCCGCCCGTAGGCGCCTCGATGATGAGGCGGCCGGCTGCGTCATTAGTTGACCAGTTGCCTGACTCTAGAACCACTCTTTTGACTACCGCCGACACCCCGCCCTGTACAACGTTGCCACCTTCGGTGTAGGCGGCAGTGCCTGCCGTGAACGCCAGTTCGTAGTACAGCGGAACGGCCGTCCACCCAGCTGCCGTGGCCTTCCAAATAACCATAGCTGTTGCAAGGTTATTGTCCCTCCACGCATAAACATGGTCATTTAGGACCGCAATTCCGCGAATTTGGCCGCTTCCTGGAACCTTGGCGATGTCGGCTTGGTACAGGTCTGAGGCTGCTTTTGTGATCTGGTTGTCCAGCGTTCCGTCTACTGTCTCGGACGTGCTCGTCACGGTGCCGATGGGCGATCCGCCCTTTTTCAGAACTTCCGTCGTAAAGACTCCGCTTACCTTGGTAACGGCCAGATATTTGCCGCTGACGTAGCACACGACGCCAGTCGCCGTGGATGTCACGCCGACAAGCGTGTCGCCATACGTCACGCCAGGATCAATAGCGTCACACAGCAGGTATGAGTACGTCGCCTTGCTTGGGGATGGATGCCCATCGAAAGGCTCGAAGCCGCCAACTCGCTCAACGCCACCGTTCGGGCTGTACTCGTAGTTGTAGGCCATCCGCGCCAGCCCAGGCTTTGCCAGCAATGGGGAGACGACGACATCCATGCCGCCAGCCACGACGGCGATGTCTGATCGCACGCGCGGCAGCGCAGGGATGTTCATAGGTGCGGCAGCCTGGCCTGGTCGATCAGAAGCTCGTCGTACAGAGAAGCCCTGCGTTGCGTCGCCTTGACGAGAATCTCTTGCGCCGAGTCTGTGATGGCGATGTCTTGCAGCGCCGTCCAGACAACGATCATATGGAACTCGTCCGGCATGTTCGGCGAATCGCCGTCGTTCACCAGTTCAGTCGGCGCTGTCCAGTATTCCTTGCGCAGCTTGAACGCTTGCGACGGCTTTGGCCCGACGAGCAAATTGTTCTGCTCGTCGAACGTCCATGCTACAGGCGTTGAACTTGCGAGTTGCCGATACACCCACAGGTGTCTGAAATCATCCAGATTCCAATACTCCAACGGCCATAGCGAGTTAGGCGAGCCGTCTCGATATGCGTATGGACTGTACGTCGAATCGTTCTTGCGCCACCGACGAAACCCGACCGCGCCGAGCGCAGCACCGGAGTACGCCTGCTGATCGACCGTCAGCGTAGCGTCTAGTGTGGCTCGCATCCAACGCCAGTCGCGTTCCAATTGGAGTTCGCGCCACGCATCGGCCAGCAGATTGAAGTACCTGACATGGCGCGGATTCGTACTGGCAACGCTTGCCGGCGCAGCGGTCGAATTTGCCGACTCGCTGTGCAGGCGCTTTGCCATCTGCAGGAAGTTCACCCCCCGGACCTCATGACGCTCTCGAACCACGCCCGGCCCTTGGGGCTCGGGTCATGTACCACCGTCAGCGGGTACAGGCTGGACAAAGAGCGCACCACCTCGTTGACGGTGTTTGCGGCCTCGTCTTCCTCGATCTTGAACGAGCGCGTGCGGACGTCCATCTGGCTCGATCGGGCCAGGATCTCGACATACTTGCGCTTCATCTTGACTTCGGTGTTTACCGGATACCACCGCATGCGCTCGTCGTTGCACCCGACTGGCACGAAGTCAGGAGCGAACCGCTCACGGCCCTTGTGCAGCACGACGGTCAGGATATCTTCAGCGAACGCCAGTTCATCTGCGTATGCGGTAGCAGGCATGTCATTCACCGTCTCGATCTTGTCGACGCGCTGCTCGTCAAGATCGGCATCAAGCGCCAGGTCAATGTTGGCGAGCTTGCGCTTCTCCATGTCTTCGCTGTGTAGTTCTTTCATCCTGGTCTTCCTTGAAAAGCGCCCGGACCATTGCTGGCCCGGGCCAATGTGCCGTGCGGCACTCCTGGAGGAACTCTGTCGATCACGCAACGAGCGGGCGATCCGGGAGCGTGGCAATGGCCTGCCACGCATACCCGGTGTTAGCAACGCCGCTCGTGTTGCTGGCCCCAAGCGTCCATGCCGCACCGGCCGATCCGACCTTGACGATGAGGTACGCAACCGGGCAGATCGTGTCAGGCTGGACCGTCAGGCGCAGCGCATTGACGAACGTCCATGCGGCATTGCTGCCGTCCGTATGCCCGCCGCCAGCCTCGATCGAGCCCTGGGCGATCTTCATGTTTCCACCGGAATCAAGACCGATGGTGAAGATGCCACCGTAACCAGGCGGGATCGGCTGGAACGCCGCGCCAGTCACGATGTCTGTCGTGCCGGCAGTGACGACGTTGGCCGCCGTTGCCTTCGTGTACGACCTACCCTTGATGCAGAACGTTGCCGGCGACGGCGCTGCGGTCAGAGTGATCGTCGACGTGGTGCCCGCGCTGGGGGTGAAGTTTCCAAGCGCAGCCGTCACTGCGCCGAGTTCATGCCTGTCCATATTCGGACTCCTTTCCTAGCTGTAAAGCACGGTCGGATCGACCGCGCCAATCGGAGACAAGTAGACCGTCGTTGCCGTGTCCAGCGCCGTAGTCCCGCCAGTGAATGCCGCGTTGTGCGTGATGAGCAAGGCGCCGATCAGAACCTGGTCTGGCGGAAGATCTGGCCACGTCAATGACGCGATGCTGCCGCCCTCGCGGCCAAACAAGACACTCCGCGTCCCTCCCGCGTCCATTAGGAAGCAGGCCACGTTGAACTTGTTGGCCGAAATCGAGAGGCCCGTCAGCGCCGGCATATCAGTGTCCGCCGTCAGCTTGACCAACGCGCCGCCGACGAGCGCGTAGGCATCGGTCGCGCCAGACTTCGCAAGCACACCGCCGCCCGCCTTGATGACAAGGCCGGCAGACGAGAGCATCTGCGTACTGAGACGCGAACCGATATGCCGAAGCAC